AAACAATCGCAACTGTTATATCGTTAATATCTACTGTGCCGATTTCGTTTATAGCAATCGGTACTTCATCTATGCCAAATTCGCTAACACTACCGCCTTTAATCAAACAAGACGGAACATAAACGCCAAGTTTTGTTGAAACAATAGCACCTAAATCAAATGGGCTAATATCATACCCGATTGTATTCTTGTTTACATAATCTACATTGCCAACAAACCAATCCGAAATGATATTCTTAACATCTTCCGCAAGATTTAAACCTGTATAAGATATGTTCTTTACTTTTATATCAACCGAAATAGGTATTGGCTGTGCGACATTGTAAGTCATCGTATATGGTCTGCCATTGTTTTGAACCGAAATAGCTCTAACATTATCGGGATATACTTGGCTTGCAACCATACCGCAACCGCCACCTTTCTTAATTACTATTGCGTTTGCAACCTCTTGTTCAAAGTTTCCGCTAGTGTTTCCGCCTGATACAACAATAAATACGCTATGGCTGTTAATTGTTTCGCCTACTGGAATCAAAGGGTCGTCTGCGTGTGTTTTGTTTGCCCCTGTATAGTTTTCGTAAACACAAGACGAAATAACCCCATTTATGCTATATAAAGCTCCGTTCAAGCTTTCGATTGTAGAGCTTGCTGTGTTGTTTTTCGCAAGCTGTATTCGCTTTCTGTATTCTTCGTCTGATTCCGTATCCCAACCAATCGAACCTGCAGAACCGTTATCAACAGATTCCCAACCTGTAATATCCGATGATGGATAAATTAGAGTGTGTGGCGGACAAGGGATTGCCCCCGATTTCTTGTTTACAAACGTTCCTAAAGCTTTTCCGTTTGCTCCTAAAACAACTGTGTTGCTAAGAACATATTCATTATTGTCATCGTCTGTCGCAATCGAACCTGCAGGAATTTCTGTACCTGCAACACCCGCCAACGAAACATAACTAACAACAGTTCCTCTTTCAACTCCTCTTTCTACACCAAAGAAAGAACCTATAGCGTCTAAGAAAGTACCGCTAGCATAGTTTGGATTAATCTGATTCGCAATAAAACACAAACTAGCAACGCCTTGTTTGCGTTCTGTCGCAATCATTTCAATGATTCGCCCCTGCGGAGTTCCCTCTTCTACACTAAAATTGTTTCCGAAAACATCTTTCCATTCTTGCCTTACTTCATCAAGAACTTCTTGTGTGTCGGGAACTATAACACCTTCTGTTTTGATATACTTATATAAATCGCTCATTCAATTTACCTTCCCCATATACAGTATTAAGGCTTAAAACGTAAGACAATGTACTGCTTTCTTCGTCATAAGAGTATTCAAACTCTTCAATACTCTTTACATCTTGTATGTTTTCTATTGCTAAAAAGAGATAAGATGTCCACAAATACAACAAACTCTTGTCTTGATAGATTGTTTGAAAATATGGGACGCCTTTGTTTTGATTGTATTGCAATTCGCCAGTATTAACCCTAACAACACACTTCGCAATATTCATTGTTGCTTCTAAGTCTCTCAAAATAGCCAAATTGCCCTCGCTATCAAGGCAAATATCATTGATAGTTGTTTGCCCTTGCAATTCTCGCAAGTTTGTATCATTAATGATTTCTTGATTTACAACCGCTATCGTTTTCATTGTTAAGACGCAACTGGTTTGTTAGTGTTAGAAGAACCTCTAGAAACACCGCTATGAATATGCTCAACAAGGCTTATTCCATTAGCAACGACATCTCCATTTACTTGTACGTTTCCGTCTATTGTCAAGCCATTTTTTGCAATGATGTGGATTTTTCCATTTTTATTTATGCAAATAGCCGTTTCTCCGTCTGTTGTTTGTATGCAAAGGCTACCCTCTTCTCCGCTAACACTAGCGAATCTATCCTTTCGGAATATGTCGGGTTCAAAATACCCATTATTGTATTTAGACAATGAAAAATTCGTATAAGAAGGGTTTTTTAAATCCTCTACGTTTTGCGTTTTCCAATTTGTTATGTCTTTATCGCAGGCTACAAGCCAACCAGTGTCGTATTGTTGTGGGAAATACGTTATGCCAACACCGCTTGCGAAAGCAGTTTTGATTGAAACTTCTATCGGGGCAAACTCTTGTCTTTTATACGAACCATCTTCATCTCTTTCAGGAAGTGTATCTAGTATTGCTATTTTAACGACAACTGTATTTTTTTCTTTATTGTAAGATTGAACTATACAAGGAATCCTATTTTGCAAATCATACAATCTACTCCAAATAGAATAATCCACTAGCCCCTCTGGGGTAGAAGAGTACATTTGGTTTGCGTTTTGGAAAGTATAATCGTTTATTGATATTTTAGACATTTGCAACCGCCCTTCTAGCTGTTATATGGCTATAAAAGTTCTGCCCTCTCAACTGTAAATCATAATCCACTTTTTGTACCCAATATAAATAATTGTCAAACATTGGGAAAATAAAACTATTCAAAGTAAAACGTTTCATCGGGAGTAAAACATCTGTTTCAAAAAGTGTCGTAAAATTTATTCCCGTAGGATTTGGGCTAGGAATGCCAATCATAGTAGGATTTGAGCTTGCAGATATTACTGGATAGTCTGAAGCTTTCATTTTGCTAGTTATATAGTCTATATCGCTAGAACAAGGCAATAAAATAACCTTGTCAGACATCTGACACACAGACATTCTTCCCCATTTGAAAACTTCCTCTCTGACGAATTTTCCAAAAGTACCATTAAAAGTATAAAGAGGATTTCCGATTTTATATTCTTTTATTCTTCCCTTTTGGCTATCGTCATTCTTTAAGAACTCAAACAAAGAATCATCAACGATAGCACCTGCCGATTCGTAAACCATTTTTACAAGCTCAAAACCATATATATCATTGTCGATTTTGTCTATGATAATATTTGTCGAGTCTCTAAAAAAGTTTTCAACAGACCGAACCGAGAACCATACGTCAGGTCTGCCAGTTGTTGGCAATGCCCACAAAATCGTACCGCTAAACAAATGTGGTATGTTTGATGTTTCGTTTCCTTTTGTTTCATATCCTGCGTAAACGATAATCTTCTTTGCGTTTTTTGGTGCAAAATTTGTTGTGGTTATGTTTCTAATAACCTCTTCTGAGAGGTTTAGAATAGAAACAGTAGCTTTTGGGTCTATACCGCCATAGTTTCTCGAAAGGTTTACTTTAACATCAACATCATTTGAAGTTTCGTTTATTGTGTACAAGATAGAATTTTCATCTGCGAATTGGACAATAATTCTCCTTGTAGGGAAAGCTTCTCTGTTCCCTATGTTCTTAACCTTAAAAGCTCCACTTTCAAAAGACATATTACAAACTCCCCAACTCTTCTATTGTGTAAAACTCAAGCGTTTGAGATTTGTTGAACTCTGTGTAATAAGGGTATTCGCCATCTAAGCATTTAAAGCGAAAATTACCTAGCTTAAATTGCGTCTGTTGCGGTATTAAATTAACGTTAGCAGAACAACGCAAGCCATAAATCAAAGGATTTCCGTTTAATGTTATATCAACAAACGTAAAACCCCTAAAAGTAAAGATATGAAACTCAAAATAGTTATCATCGTAATTGAACTTAACTATTTGATTTGAATTGTTGCTTTGCAATCTTAACTGTTCCATATTAAACGCTCTTATCGTCAGGTTTTTTTACTATGTTTGCTAGTGGATATTGAGCTTGGATTTCTCTAAAATTTATCGTATATATCATTCTGTCAATAGTATTTGGCTCTTCAGAATGTGAAAAGTTTTCGACAATCATATTGTGATAAACGTTCGCCCTAGATACAATAGCCAATAGCCATTTTTCCTTGTTCATTCTATTTAATTCTTTATCTACACTCCTAAACAACAATCTAGGAAATGCTATTTGAACATTGATAGATATTGGCAAAACAATAGAATGGTCGGCAATAAAATTTTGTTGCGAAGCGTAAATTTGATTAGCTTGCGAACCTAACGCTCCCTTCCCGATGTTCGTTTCCAAAGGGTGTTCAAACACTCTCGTTGGTTGGCTTATGGTGCAAGAAATAGGTTCTGTTTCTATCAGATAAGACAAAAACTCGTCTATAGAAGAACCTATTTTACCACCTCTTAAAACTTCTTCTGTTGAACCCGAAAACAATCCGCCTAAAAATTGATTTGTGTTTACCCCTAGCTCGTTTAGAAGTCCATTAGGCTCTTCATAACCAATTTCTTTATAAACGGCAAAATTTTTCTGACTAAAGATTAAACCAGTAGCCGTTTTTAGAATTTGTATTGTCGCTTGCAAACTTGCCATAATTACCTTCCTACATAATTAACATCAACCATAGGGAAAGGAGGTTCAAAACTTCCTGCTCCGTAATAATAATTATATACAGAAGAACTGTTATGGCTGTCTGTTATGTAATTTTTAGATATGGTTTTTTCAATCAATTCCCTATCTAGATACGCTTTTTTGTTGTAAAAATCATTATATTTTTCAATTAAGATTTGTTTAAACATTTGCGCTTGCTTTTGCGATTGCATTTCTCTCAGTTTTTCATCTTCTCCTCCGCCCAGTGTGTTTGGTGTGAGAAAAAGACCAAGCCCAAAACCTCTCGTTGCCAATCTAGAAACCGAAGCCAACAGTCCGCCCCCTGCGATTCTAGATGGTTTAGACAACTCTCTTGATATTGCTTCTTGTGAGGGTGCTTTAGTAAACCTATTATTAGCGTCTCTCCAGTTCTTGCCATCAAACGTTTTACCCTCAACTTTTGTGCCTTTTGGAATATCCGTTTTTGGCATTCTTGTTGGCGTGCCAGTAGTTGTAGGAGCAGGCGTTCCTGTTTGGGTTCTAGTAGTTGTAGGAGTCGGTGTTCCTGTTGGTTGCGGTTTGGCAAACTTATCTAAAAGTTTATCAACGCTTTTTGCACCAAAGAATCCTATTGCACCTTTTACAAAAGTTCCCCAATCTAAAGCGTCATAATACGCAAAAACTTTAGGAAATTTCTCCTTTAACATATTAATAGTTTTTGTTATAGGTTCTAAATCTTCCGCAACAGATTGCGTTGCTTTCAATACTTCAAAATCCGCCTTGTATGTTTTTTCCAACAAATCAACGGTTTTCTTGTCATATTCTAAAGGGTCTGCTGTTGCATTTAAGCCCTCTATGTCGCCTTTTCTTGCCATAGCTTTCATAGCAGGAGTAAAGCCTAGAGCGTCAAACAATGCTTCTTGGGATGCGGTATCCATAGTTTTTGCCCTACTTATAACGGCTTTCAAAACATCTTTTGATGTTGATGTTGCCCCTATGCCAGAAATGCCAAAAGTGCCTAGAGTCTCTATTAACGAAGTATCCCCATACTTCATTGCACCTATCTTTGCGTTTATACTCGATAAAGCAGAAACGCCTTCTCCCACGCTACCGCCAAATCTCCCTAAATATTGGTCTATGCCTTGAGCATTAGCGGAAGTTAGTCCTGTGCCAAGATAAGAGGTAGCAAGCCCAACACCGCTCCGTCTAGCATTTTTAGCCCAATCGTTCGCCCTTAAAACAGTTCTCCCTAGAAGAGAAACAGACGCAATAGTAAGTGCAATGGTTTTGTTCCTTTTTGAAGCCCTATCAAGCTCTTCTAGGTCTTGTTTTCTCTTGATTTTCCCTTGTAGCTCTAAAATCCTAGTATTTTCTTTTGCTAGCTTGTTTCTTTGCTCTTGGTATTTTATTGTGTTCTTGCTTATGGTGGAAATAGACTTCTCTAGCTTTTCTTTGTTTTTCAAAGAACGCTCCAGTTGAACCTCCAAAGGCAAAATCTTTCTTAAGTTTTTCTCCTCTATCCTTGAGGATTCTACAGAAAGCTTATGTCTCTTTTTGTTTGCTTCGGATAGGTTTTTTAAAGAGCTAGACCTAGCCTTTTCTGCTTTGTTTTGAGCTTTTATTGCTTTGTTTGTAGCGTCAACCACAGTTTTTCCAATATTGTCTATGGTCTTTTCTAATTGCTTTGCCCCTTGCTCTCCAAAAACTAGAATAAACTGGTCTAAAATTGTTGACATATCTATTTTCTCTTTGCTTGTTTATTGTAATACTCTTGAGCTTTATATGAATTGTATTCGGGAATTGTTATAGATTCATATATTATATAAATGTCCTTTAGAGAATAATATTCCTCTATTTCTCTAAGAGTTGCTTTTCCGCTGGCAATGATTGCGCCAATGATTCCATCAACGTTGTGATAACGTTCTGGAGGGCTAAATTCAGTATGTCCATAGTGAAGTCTTGGAGCTTCCCACTTGTAAAAAAACCTGTGGTCAAGTCCACAACCTCCTTTTCTAACAAAAAGCAATCCATTGGCTCAACGTGTTGTCTAATTAACTCATCGTTGTCCAATTTTACCCAATTCCCATTAATATTTACTTCGACATATTTCATCAACAACCTAAACATTTCTTCGTTTTGATTGTATTCGCCTACTTTTGGGAGAAGATTTACAGGATATGTCATACATACCCTTCTAGTATCAAAAACGTCCATCTTATCTATTCTGTATTGCTTAGAACTCAATTCAATAAGCTTATATTCTTGAGCTTCAATCGGTGGAACTTCTTTGATTTTGTATTCTTTTCCGTTAATCTGAATTTCTTTTTCTTGTCTCATAAATATTCGTTGGGTTGGAGGTTTAAACAACTAAAGTAGCCGTTAAGCTACCTTAGTTGTGCCTGCAAAAGTATATGTTCTTGTTGAGAAAGAACCATCCGCATTTGCTGTATTGTCGATTGCACCTGATATGATTCTAAAATCGCCATAAATAGAACGGCTACCATTTGGCTCTATTTTAGAAATTTGAATAGAGTCAATATTAACAACCATTCCCTGTGGTCTGTTGTAAGAAAGAATAGCCTTCAAATTCTTGTCATCTTCGCTATTCGCAGGAACTGAAATCCTAAGAGTAATTACGCTAGGTGTCGAATGAGAAATTTGATGACCATTAAGCCCTACCATAACATTGGCAACTGTCGGGTCGTCAACTTCCCAAAAAGTTTGGTCTTGAGAACCATAAGTAAGCACAATGCCTTGAGGGAATAGTAAGTCTTGCAATATAATCTTTGTTCCTATTGCTGTAATATCCATATTAAACTATCTCCTTATCTTGTTGTTGTTAAAGCGATATGTGTACCCTGTACCTTGCGAATTTGGTCAGCAGCACCATAAATCAAAAGATAGCTAAAGAACTTTTCGCCTGTATCATCGTCTGTTTCAATGCTACCCTTGAACCAATAGCCCTCTTTTTCAATCTGTTGCCAAGCGTTTTCTTCGCCAGTCTGTGCTTCAACGAATGCCTTTTCAGACTTTGTAAGCGTCTTGCCCGCGAGGATTACACCATTTGACAAGCCTTGAGCAAATACGCCATTGAGATTCTGTTCAACAAGTGTAGCACCTTCAATATTTGCAGGTACCGAATCTCTCAAAAGGAAAAGATTGAGCGTATCTACGATGACCGCATTCTTCAACCAAATAGCGTTGAAAGCGATTGTCATATCTGCAAAATTACCCAAGCATTTTCCCTTTTGGAAGAATGAAATTAGCTTGCCTGCAGTCTGTGTTGCACCATAGTAATTTACCTTGTTGTCATCAAGGGTATCTGAAAGTTCCTTTGTTTGTACTGTTGGAGTATCGCTTGGGAACTGTTGATACATAAAGTTTACAGAAGCATTAGATTTTTGGAAATCAACACAAGCACCGATTGCCATTGGCTGATAAACTTGCAATTCATTCAAGTTATCAAAAACGATTGCACAATCTTCATTCTTCAAATCTTCAGACAAAGAAATAGCTTTTTGCGCTGTCTTTGCCCAAATCATATAAATGTATTGAGAATTTGCGTTTGTATTCCATTCTGCAACTGCCAAATGGTCGCTATCACTCAACTCTTCAACAAATGCAAAAGTATAGCAATTATCCGAAATATCAAACACTCTTGACATTTCTTCGCCAATAGAATTTGTACCATCGTTGCCTTCGGAGAAAATACCATTGAGGTTATCCCAACCAAGCAATGTTGCTAAATCGCCTTCGCAAGGCAAGAAATAGCCATACTTGCCAACGTTTGAAAGTACAAAGCGGTATCCGTTGCCACCTGCGTTTGTATATGACACTGTTGCATTTTCAAAAGGCTGTGTACCACCCGATGTGTCCGCGTGCTGAATTGCATATTCAATTTCATCTGCAACAGCAGAAAGATTTTCGCCTGAAATAGTAATAGGCAATACATACTGCTTCAAGCCCTCAACAGGGTCAACATATTTAATTGTTAGAGACTTGTCGCCCGAAAAACCGCTCATAGTAAAGCTGTTCAAACCGCTTGTAATGCCTGCAGGAACAGCAGTTCCGTTTGTATATCTAGCAAAAGAAATCTTCTTTGGCTTTACAAACTTCTTAGAAACAAACGAAAAGTATTTTTTAGCATAAGAATATTCAACCGAACTAATGCCAAAAAACTTCATTACACTTTCAGCGTCCTTAAACTCAAGAACCTTACCCATCGGAGCTAGAACGTTTGTTGTGAAAAAACGCCCCATTGTTGATTTATAATTTACCGCAGGCGCTCCGCCAACTGCAGAAATTATATCGACATATTTACTTATTGGAATTGCCATTTCTTATTTCCTCATTTGTAGTTGTTAATGCAATCGACCTCAAATTAAACTTGTTTGTAAAATTATTGTTATTGTCAAGTATTTTTTCTTTAGAAACTAAAGTTATTGTAAAATTAGGTGTCCTAGCGTAGATTTCATCGTCCATTGCCATTGGGGGATTCCTAATTATAGAAGTGTTAAAACTTCCATATCCTAAACCTCTCAACGCGGATACCCCTAAATCGCTCAAAAACCACGTTCTAAGCCTTTCTGCGACATCAATAGGGGAAATATATGTTGTAACACTGAAACTGTCATCTAAAAGGCTTTTAGGGTCTTTAAAAAAAGTGAATGTTATGTTTCTTCTTTGGTAGTATGTTATTTCTGTGTACCCTTGTTTCGTTTCCTTGCTATAAGGATATTTTGTGGATACCCAACCATACTTCTCGCCTTGCTCGTAATTCATCAAAATAGCAGGGCTTGGGACTTCTTGCAAGCTAGGTTGCCCCCATTGCAAAATATTTGTAGCCCATTCATTCCAACCTTGAGAGGTCAAAAATTGTGAAACTAAGCTAGAAACCTCTGAATAAACTTGTTGTTCTGTCTTTACGCTCATCTTGTTTTTTCGCCTACAACAATTAGTTCATTCCAACCATCATAAGAATACCAAGAGGTATTCCCAAAAGCTTTCCAAGTCCTTCCCTCGAAAATGAAAATATCAGATGAAAGTTGTCCTTCCAAAGAAACGATGTTTGCAGGCACAAAAACTGTTCTGTATTCTTTCTGCAAATCTAAACCTAATTCTTGATATGCAAGCTTTTTTACTGGTTGTACACTAGCGTTCTCAATCGTTATAGGCTCTGAATATGTAGGTTTGCTAATGCCATTAGAAGAAACAACATTGCCTAAAAACTTCTTATAGACAACTGGAGTGGGTGGTATAATAGCCATCGCCCTATTTAACAAATTCCCAAATGCTAATCCCATACTACTTCTTCCTTACCTCGTATCCAACGCTTTCAATCATTGAACCTGTATCTATCAAAGGTTTTGTGCTTGCATTGCCCCTGTTTCTTCTCAACTTAACTGTTACTTCCGACAATGGAGCAAATTGTCCGTTCCTTATCTCGTTTTTTATAGCTCGAACCGCTATTTCGCCTGCGTTTTCGTATGCCTTGTTAATTGGTGTCATTCTTTTTGATTCTATCGAATCTTCTAAGCCTATTCTTAGAATGCCCGAAATAGATTCTTTTGAACTTTCTATCGCAGGTTTCAAAAATGGTCTTGGCGGAACTTGTTTATTTGGGAAAGCACTTTCTGCTCCTGTTATAAAGCCAAATTCGTTTAAGTATGCCTTTGTTGCGTCCTCTTCGTTGTCGAATCCTACAACAAGTTGCATTTTATTCACCTTTTCCAAGATATTTTTCAATACCTTAGTTGTAGGCTTTTTCAAAGTACGAACCTTAAAAGAACCTTGATTGGTACTTTTGTCGTATGTACTGTAAGCTCTTCCTGCCATTTTTTTGTTAGGTGTCGTACAAAGGAGAGTTTCACCTCCCCAATGTACTTATCCCCTATGCCCCAACGAATAGGAAAATCCTATCTGTTATTGCCAACGAACACTCTTTGATTACTACCCCCAAAGAAACCACCTGCGGGCATTTTAGACCTCAACAAGTTGAGATACATTTGCCCATAAGGTGTTTGATTGTACCAATAGTAGTATTGCTTGCTTCCATTCGGTGGTGGAACTAACGCAACAGAAACATTGCCAACCGTTGTACTAAGAATTTGACCAGTACCGCCAGTTGCACCTGTTGCATTTGCCCCATTCCCTGTAAGCATTTGATATAAAGCTAGCAAATGAGCGGATACATATATAATAGCTTGTTTCCTTACATCGTCTGAAATACAAACATAATGTCCATTCTCATTTTGAATGAATCCTTTTGCTTGCAACAAAAACGAATTTATCATATTATCGGGATATTGCTCCTCGTCTGAAAACTGGAACAACATTTCTCGAAAATCTGATACGGAAACTTCTACCATATTACTAATCCCTCTTTATCTTTACCTTATGTTTCTTCCCCTTTGTCTTTTCTTCGGGAATTTCATCAATAGAGTTGTTTGTGTCCACAATGAACTCATCTTGTGTAAGCTGTGCAGAACCATCTTTCTTTTCCAAGTCGTCTGCATTTGCCTTTTCATTGGCTTTAACAACTTTATAAAAACCTGCTTTTACTTTTCTGTTAAAAACAGGGTGTGTTTTCAAAAGTTCTAAATCCTCATCGGAAACTTCTGTTTCACGATAGTTTGGTGTATAGACAGTGCCTGACGGACAAACGCCAGCACCGCCTAATACCAAGATTTTTTTTGAAATGGTCGGAGCTGTTTTTTCGCCTTCGTAAAAGCAAAATTCGCAGTTCTGACCAGTTGTACTAATAATTTTGTGTAGCATATTTTTTTCTTTCTATTTGTTGTGAAAAGTTGGGGCTATATGCCATTAGAGGTTAGATACCAGAACCTCTGTAAATTGCCAAAGGCTGTGCAACAAAGCAACCTGCTGTTGCATTTGAGAAATCTTCTTCAAAGCCCTTGGTCTTTCTCATCATACCGAGCAACATCATCTTCTGCTGGAAGAACTGACCTTGAATGAATGAACCATTCAAATCTTCGTCAACCATAAGATAGAATGCGTTTTCGCCACCATCTGCACCATTGAGCTGTGGTACTGCAAGGATTTCAATGTTGCCGTAAGTTTCCTTGAGCATTGTCTTTACAGTCTTGTTGAAGAAAGAATTTGTCTTGTTCAACATACCCTGTACTGCTGTTGGAATTACAAGCTTCAACTTTGTGTTTTCGTCAAGATGACCTTCCAAACGTTCTGCCAATGTAGAATATGCAAGGTTGATGTCGTTAAGGATTTCTTCACCTGTCTTAGATACCCAAGTTGTGTCGCCACCTACACCCTGCTGTACTGTTTCGTAAGCTGAAAGGTTAGGGTCATTCAAAAGACCATATGTGTTGCCTTGATAGCCGTTGAAGTAAACATCATTAACAGCGAGTGCCAAAGCTTCAGCGATTGAAGAATGCTTCAATTCTGTTGCGTTGAAACGCATTGCAGACGCACGCTTTTCTTCCAAAGCACCGATGTTGCAACCAAGTTCAAAACGAACTACTGAACGCTTTTCAAAGTTAGGGTTGAAAGACGCAAATGGAACATTTGCAGAATCGCTATAAGGTCTAGCCTGACCAACTCTTTCAACTACAGGGAATACAACTTCTTGGTCTTCCCAAGAACCCGCCTTGTAAGCACCGCCAACCTTTTCAGCCATTCTTGCTCTTGTAAGCATAATGATTGGCTTCTGATAGAAGAACTGGAAGAACTGTACCCAAGATGAGATTGTTTCAGTTGTATTGAGAGAAGCGTATTCGTCCATTGCCGATTGGCTAGCACCACTGTCAATGCCAATACCTGCAAGTCTCAATGCGTTTTCTTTTTGGTCTGCGTCAAAAGAATCCATTGCAGAAAGGTTCAAACCTTTCTCAAGGTCTTTTGCAGAAAAAATATAATCGATTGGTGTAAACTTTGCCATATTTTCTTTATCTTTCTAAATCTTAGTATGAACCACCGAGCTGTACAACAGCGATTTCGCCCTGTGCCGATTTTGTAGCCCAAACTGCACCATTGATGAGCGTGCAACCTGCGTCTGCTGTAGTGCTTGCAGGCTGTGAAAGTTTGCCTGTTGTCTGGTTAAACTGTACCTTGCCACCATAAGTTGTTGCAGATGTTGATTTTATATACCACATACCCATTTTTGCAAGTGCCGCAGTTGCACGATAAATACCATCTCTTGAATTTTGAGTCAAATCCAATGTAGCTGTCAAAGGTGTACCTGCGATGTGTTCTTTTGGATTTACCGCAATACCTGCAAAAACACCTGTACCGCCAACTTTCATAATTTCAGAATCTGAAGTTGCTGTGTATGCCAAACCGATTGCTGGAAGAACACCATTTGTTGCGTCTGCGCCATTTGCCATTGTAGCACCGCTTACAACAACCTTTGCGCTTGCGCTAGATACCAATGTGATTGCATTGCCTGCAACGCCTGCTACCTTTGCTACAAGGCTTACAACAGCGTTTGCTACGCTTGCGTCAACGCTAGACGACAAAGAATTGATAGCCATTGCGAGGGCTGTCGCTGTGCCGTTTGCGTCATCACCGATTACAACGTCAAATGGGTCTGTTGCGGACGAAACAAACTTGAAAGTTTGACCGCCAATAGCAACTGTATCATCTGCCGATGGGTTTGTGCTTATTGTAAGTGAACCTGTTGCCTTTACTGCGTCAACAGCAGATGAACCTACAAGACCGTATGTAGTTGCACCAATAGGGTATGAAGAAAATGCTTCCCCTTCAATCCCTCTTGGCTGAAAACTATTGATTTTTGTTTGAACTGCCATATTTTTTATTTTCTCCTATAACCTATGTTAGATTAAAACATTGCTTTTAAAGCACTGTCATCAAAACAATCCTTTGAGTCCATTGCGCTTGCTCTTTTTGGCAACCAAGTCTTACTCTTAGGCTGTTCCGAATTTTTAGAAATTACTTTTTCAACAATCTTTTCAACGATTGATTCGTCCATACCGCAAGCCTTAGATTCTTCAGTCTTTGGCTCTTCGTCCTTAACCTTTTCTTCAGCCTTTTCTTCTTCTTTTGGCTGTTCTACAGGCTTTTCTTCCTTAGGCTCTTCGTCTTTAGATTCTTCTTCTTTCTTAGATTCTTCAGAACCTTCAACCTTCTTTTCTTCGGTATTTTCTTCTTGGTCGTCAATCTTTTTTTCAGAACCAAGAGAAACTAATTCACCGATTTTACCCAAAACAGTTTTTAGAGTTTCTTCATCAATTCTGCCTTTAAGAATACCACCAATATCGTTAATGATATGTTGCTTGTCAACTTGTTCGTCAACAGCGTCTTTCTTGATGTCGTTTTCTTTTTCCATTTGTTTTTCCTCTGTATTAGTCAAAGGTTCTTTCTCGTCTTTAGAATCAGTTGGCATTTTGACTGTTCTAAAATCCTTGTCTTTTTTCTGCTCTTCTGTGTTTCGCTTATAAAGCTTTTTTTGGAAAGCCCCAAGAAGGTTTGATTTCTGCTCATCAGAAAGAGAAGAATTTGAAAGGATTTCCTTAACGTGTCTAAAATCTACAAACTCATCTTCAACTTCGATGTCAAAGTTGTCCATAACGTAATCTGTTTTCATTTCAGTGTCGTCCTCATCGCCTATTTTAACATCATTCCCACAGCGAGCTTTCTTAACAGACGCAATATGATTCCCCTCAAGGTTTACTTGCTTATAAGAGTATTCTTGTCCGCCAAAATTGCCCTGTTCGGGAATAAATTTACAATAATAACCAAGAGATAAAGCTTTATTCCCATTCTTGATATGTTCATTAAGCTTCTCTGAATAAATTTTTAAATCGCCAATATACTTTCCATTCTCCGCTCTAACATTAAACAAAATGCCGTCTGCTTTCTTGCTATCGTATGGAGTGTTTTGCGAATGGGTGTTTTGGTCTGTTCCCAACATCGTATGCCCAAATATAACAGGGATTTGTTGGAAACTATCAACAGCCTTTTCCATTTCCGAGAAAGGTCTGTACACTTTAACGATGTCGAAACTAGAAAGAGATGGAGATACATTTGAACCTCTGTATTCAAATACCCCCTCTTTGCTAATAACGCAATCCTTGTAAGTGATAAATCCGTTTCTATCTACTACTTTAGCCATTTTTGCCTACTTTTTCAATTCATAGATATAAAAAAGTTTTATTGTCAAGATAAAAATTATGTTTTTTGTAAGTTTTTTGCTTTTTTTGCTTTAAAACCTTCAAAAACTATACTTTTATTGCTTTACAGCGTTTGAAATTCCTCTTGGCTTTTCCTCTTGTTTTGCTCCCTCAAGATTCGATTTTGCGTTGAAAGCCCCCGACATTCCGCCTTTATCTAATGGATTTTCGCCATTTTCCTCGTTATTGACGTTTTTTTTGTTCAACTCCGCATTAATAATTTGCTCATTAACCTTAGGCAACCAAGCAAAACCACTTTTTGGGTCTAATCTTATACGTTTTCTGCATTCTTCTTGATTCAAAATGCCAACAGAAGTGTAATAAGATAATGTTTTTGAGATGGTTTCGTTTGTTTCTTCAACTTCCTTTGCACTTGGAGTATCCAAAGGATTAAATTCAGCCAAAACTCCATTATCTTCGATGTCGTGTTTGCTTTTTAGCCACAATTTGTTGTGCAGTTCTATGACTGGCAAGAGGTATAGGGTTTGCTCTCTTCTCAAGACGCTCTTATATTCGTTTTCTTGGAACAAACCACCGCTGTTTGAGTTCTTCGAGCTTGTTTTTACATACTTATCCAATGGCTGTTCTGCAATCGCAGAAACAATTTCGCCTTCTTTTTGAATCAAAGTATCAAAACCTGCCAAATTTGTATCAATTTGTGCTACTTGATTTTCTTGCCCCTTAATCAAAACACCAAAATTGTCTCTACACTGAATAACAGCGTCTAACATCTTTTCGGCATATTCGGGGTTTGCGACAAAGTTTTCAATATCAGCGTCTGCAACAAGCAATCTCTTTGTCATTGCAAGCAAAGGAGACTCATTTGCAATACGACCAAAGCAATATGCTCTATTGTAAATCATTTGAGCGGTGGAAACCCCATAGTAGTAGTATGATGGCTTTAAAATGTCGCCAACTCTTGCATTAGATTTAGAGATTACCCAACTTCTGTGGATTTTTTGAGTTCCTGCACTACTATTTACATTGTAGTATGTAGGTTCATAGAAGCCCAAAGACAAAGGATTCGTTGTATCTTCAGTGTCAAAATCGTATGTGTACCAATAAGGTTCAACAACTCGCATTCCCTTGTACGAATTTTTCTTTATAGCCTTAATGTTGAAAGGCTTTTCGTAATCTACCCCCTCTATAACAGGGATAACTAAGCTACCGCCATAAAGCTTTCTAACAAAAGACGCTCTTGTGAGTACATCAAAGATATTAAATTCGTTCTTAGAAGATTCGTACATTTCCCTAAGGAAGTTTACGGAGAAAATATCTTCATCATAGCCGATGAGTCTATATCCTGCCGAAACAGCGTCCTCGCCTGTGGCACTACAAGCCCTATTCACAATCCAATTCTGTGCTAGCAAGGCACAAGTAGTCCAACCAAGAAAACTATCTGTATTTGCCAAAAATCTTGCAATTTCAGGCTGTACAGAACCGCTCATTCTGTTGTATTTTCCCCCGACATCGCAATCGTCCATTGCATATTCGCTAATTCGAGTGTTTCTATCAACTCCCTCTGCCGTTCTAGGAAAGAACTTCTTGTTTATCTGTTCAACACTAAGCCCTTTGCTATTTACAGACTTGCGTAAAAGAGCGTTCAAAGTCAAAATGCCATTCATTTTGGCAATAATCTTTTCACTTTCGTTCTCAACTTCGTTTACGTTGACGACTTTGTACTCTTGATTCTCTTCTTTTTTGAAAAACTTAAGTATTTTCTCAAACATTTTTATCTTCCTTGTGTATTTGTTATAAATTCTTATATAATATAACTCTAAAACAATCCATTCCTACGCATTAAGCCAAATTGTACCGCATACATAGCCATATCAAATACGTCATCGTGTATTGTTTTTACATTCTTGTTTTCTTCGCTAAACATACAAGCTTCATTCAAGAATGTTCTACTAATTGGGTTTGCTTCGTTTTCTGGCAGTAGGAAATATTTGTTGATAAAGTATTCCGCACACTCTACCGCTCTTTGCCCCTTGCTAGATGGGCTTGTAATCTCTCTTACAGGTGCGCCCATTCGCTTTAAATCTTGAATAAGGGAAATACCATTACCTCTCTTTTCAATAACGATACAGCTCAAGTCCGCCCCCTTCCAAAACTTATTTCTAGAATGTAAATTCCAAAACTCGTTTATCTTCTGCTTTAGGATTTCCTGTTCTTCTTTCAAATGCAATAAATCCAAGAAGTATATTCGATTGTTATAGCTTACCCCAAACAATCCAATAGCCGAAAAGTCGCTAAACTTACCTGTCGTTAATGCTGTGTCCGCACACATAAAGACTTTCTTGAACTCAGGCAAATCTTTGTAATGGAAATAATCAAACCATTCCCTCTTGATGATATTCCCACCTCTAACGATTGGTTCTTGCATATATTGAGCATAGAATAAAAAAGGATTGGTTTGTCTCATCTTTATAAGTTCTTCCGATGAGATTCTATTTTCCCAATAGCTTTTATCATTCTCGTCTAGTGCCTTTAGCTCAAGAATATCAAAATCGTCTCTTTCGTTCTCTTTGATATATGCGCACAAATCCATTACGCTAAGACGCTGTGCAATAATGATAATAGGAGTTTTCCAGTTTCCGCTCTTGTTATTCAAACGAGATTTCAAAGTGCTTTTATAAATCTCTTCTACTTCCTCATTTGCCGTAATGCTTTCCGCTTCTTGTGCCTTGAGCATATCATCTATAATCAAAGCACCGCCAAACTTATCTTCCAATACCCCTGCTCCGTGTCCTGTAATACCGCCCCTAAGGGTAGCGGCTCGAAAAGAACCATTCTTATCAGTATTCCAAAGCTCTACGCTCTTGTTATTCTTGCTAAGCTTAACTCCAAACAAAGTTTGATATATCTCGTTCTCAAGGATTGCCTTTACTTCATCAGACATCTTCCTTACAAGCTTGTCATCGCTTGCTGTCGTGATAAAGTTGCTAGATGGATTATGCGTAAAGCCCCAAGCACAAAAATATTTAACTATCTGTGTTTTCCCCGCTCTTGGTGGCATATTTATCATCAAGTTAGGCTTATCTAACTTATCTGCCCTAAGAACTCTATCGCTCAAAGCCTTGCATATATCCAAATGGTGTTTCCCGAATTGGAATGTGCTATAATGAATTTGCCTATGGAAAAACGCTATAAACTTTATAAAGCTACTCTTGAAGATTTCCCTAAAAACATCGGGGTGTTGCATTACAAGCTCTTCTTCCTTGTGGATTCGCTCTTCTAAAGTCATATGATTGTTATCATCATATATCTCCTTGAACTGCTCCGTAATGCTTTCTAAACGCTCTTTTTTTTCCCTAGCGTTCTTTTCCTCTTCCGTCTCTTCCTTTAAAGGCTCTTGCCCCATAGACTTTCTTAAAGCATTGACATCTTCGATTCGCATTTTCTGCATTTCAAATTGCCCTATGCCTTTAGCGTATTCCTCATACCCATCTATCTGTGAAGGCTCTGTTATTATCCTACAGCCTATCTTAAAGGTCGCACCCTCCTCTTGCGCTTTATAGAACAATCGCAACTGCTCCTTAACCCAAGACGCACGAATCCCCCCACTTCTCTTATCTATCTTTCTCTCTGCTCTCCTTCTAGCCTTTTGGCGAGGAGACAAATCAACGAATCGCTTTCTGCCATCTAAGTTAGTGGTTTTGACCTTTGAACTGTCTCGTGCTGTTCCCATTTCCCCTACCCCTTGCAAAATTTCAACCTATTGTCAAGTATTTTTTATTCTTGACTTTATATTTTTCCCGATATATTGAATATCCCCATTATGAAAAATAAAAATAAACAAGATAAAACTAGCTTGGATTCCTCCTTGCCTAGAAATATGGCAGACTTGCTCACCGAAACAGCCAAAATGGAGCTTTCTATGCCCGAAATACCCAAAATCGATAAAGCCGATGAGCAATTTGACGCTATCATAGAAACTACCCCAAATATCAGAACCCTATCCTACGATGTCCTCAATCGCCTAAGGCTAGGGTACAACTTAGGACTAACTACAAAAGACGTTTGTATGTTCGCAGGTATCGATAGGGTTAACCTCTACAAAATTATGAACACCAACCCTGTCCTCAAAAAATATATCGAGCTATGGTCTATCGCCCCAAAAACTCTAGCTATGAATGTCCTCCATTCCCTCCTAAAAAGCAAAAATGATAATGTCCGCCTAAATGCTGCAAAATATATCCTAGAAAACGCTAACGCCAACGCAAGCATATCCAATACCCAAAAAACAACAAACGCAACACAAACCCCAATAGAACCCGAAATAACAACAAATCTATCTAAACAAGATATGATTGATTTATCTGACGGAATCAAAGTCGATATTATCTAATATCCCTTTATTTCCCTACTATCCCCGCCCATATCTTCTCTCTACCCATCCCCCTTTTCCCTGCCATCCCCCTATGCCCATTTCCTATATACCCTACCCCCCTATCCTATATTTCCACTTCTCCTCCCCTCTCCTATTTTCGTTGCACCCCCCCAATCTCCCAATTCTTCCTCCACCCCCACATCCCCAAAAATTTTCCATCTTTTCCAAAAAAACCCCTATTCCACAAAAAAATATCCCCTTTTTGCACTTTTTTTAAAAAAAATACTTGACAACTCATTTTTTTCTTGACAAGGTCTCTATAATTGCAAAAGACACCATAGTGGATTTTGCATTCTAACCGCTCGAAGCTCGACCGCCGTCTAGGCGGAGAATGCCCACCAACAAAGCGTTCTACGCCTGTCGGACGCCTGCGTAGGTCGGTAGCACAAGAGCGAAACGCATACCCATTTTACAGCTCCTCTTCAGGAGCTTTTTTTATCCTCTTCATTCTTACTTTTTCATCTTTTCCAAATTTATTTCTTGGATTAAATGAACCACTCGGGTGCGGGGTGCTTGCTTATCAAAAGCCCGCCCCCTTTGGTACAAAAAAAGTACGATTGTCAAGAAAAAAAGCTTAGTTAGATGAAAAAATATTTTTGCATTTTGTGATTTTTTTTGTTGACTTTGTGAAGAATTTTTACGATAGTATATGTATTGAAAATGAGAAAAGCTAAATAAAGCTGGAATCATTTTTTAAGAGAATGCTCCTTGAAATTTTGGAAAATTGCAGATTGCAAGATTTTGAAATTTTGAGGAGCGTTTTTTTGCTCTTTGAAAGTTAAAAAAGAATGATTACAACGGCAAGCCGGGGGTTGATGTCAGGCGGTTGTGGTTGATGTTAAAAAATCGAAATAGCCGGTTTAAAGCCGGCTATCACTACAGCGCGGCGGTTGTAGTCTGATGATGACAGCCAAATTTAACAAACTAAAACAAACAAAGAAAGATAATACTATGAAATATACAAACGAATTCGACATTAACACTTTTAATTTTTGGTCTGGCGCAAAAGATACAGTTGACGACATTCAAAGAGCGGGAAAAATGGAAGAGCTTGGCACTCTTATTGAAGATACGTTTTCTTACGATGCAGAGCCGCCAAGCGAAACGGATATAAATGACTTTGTTTGGTTCGAGAGAGATTTTATTTATGAAAGTCTTGGATTAGACGAAAACGGAAATTTGCCCGACGATTTGCAAGAAACGGAAGAATAAAACACAAACACAAAGAAAGGAATAATATGAGAAAAGATTTTTGTTTTTACGCTGGAAAAAGGGAAGGACTCGCAACCGTTGAAATTGAATTTGACGAAATTAAAAATACATTCTCCGCAAATGCTTATAGCAGGCACTGTTTGGGGCAGGGCTTTGACCATCTTTTGTCTGCAATGAAAGAGCAAAAAATCCCTATATCACCAACTTTTTTAAAAATCTATAACCTTTGGAAACGTTGGCACTTGAACGATAAAATCCCCGCGGATGTTGTATCTGAAATAAAAGCTCTTATAAATGCAGGTAAATTTAGCGAATAGTAAAATCTTTACAAAAAAAGGGACAAAATGAAAACAAAATTGTCAAAAGTTGATTTTTGCAAAGGTGAAAGAATTAATATGTATAGCGTTCGCGGTACGGGTAAAAGAACTTGTTATGTAAACTTACTTTCTGCGGACGATATAGGCATATTATATTATGCTTGCTTTTTAAAGCTTGCTAAAAAAAGCAATGACGCACCACGTGGGGGAAAGCTTGGCGAGCATTTCGAGATATTGCGCAAGTTTAATGTTGAAAAGCTTTTAACAAAGAAAATACGAGCAGAAAAAAAAGCAAAAAAAGAACTTGAAAAAAAGCTTGCAAAAGTTTGTCCATCTGAAAAAATCCGCAACTTTTGGACGGAATCCGACATTGGATGTTTTATCATTGACGGCGAAAAGTTTAGCAATCACGAAGGCGACGGCTTAAATATTGTTGAAATTTGCGAAGTTGATTTTGACGAATTTAAATCGGCGGAATATATCACACGCCGACAAATTTATAATCCAAACTCACCGATAACGATTGTTAAATATGACTCGCCACGTGCTATCACTATAGCAGAATATGATTGCAAGCCAAATGACAATTTGCGCAAAATAGACAATGTTTGTGGTTTCGCTATTTGGTCGGCAAAATTAAAAGTTTTTATCTCAAAATAAACAAACAAAAACAACAACAAAAAAAGGGAAAGATATTTATGAAAAACGAAATAGATGAAAGAAAAGGCTTGCTTTCTGCAAGCCAAATGGCACGTGTTGACGCTTGCCCTGCAAGTTTCAATTTGTCAAAAGGTATTCCCTCGATTAAATCGGAGTATTCTGAACGTGGCGAGCGATTGCATAAAGCGGTAGAAGAACTGCTAAAAGGCAATGATGAAATCTTGAACGGCTTAAGCGAAGAAGATAAGCAAGCAGTCTTGTTTGTCCTTGAAAAAGTAATTGAGATTAAAAACAATCACGACTGGTTTGGTTTTTACCTTGAAAAAAGGTACACAATAGACGGCAAATTAACGGGTAGAATAGACTGTGTGGGGGTTTGGTCGAAGGGGGATTCTTTTGGCACGTTAAATTACGATATAATCGATTATAAATTTGGTGTTGACCCCGTACGTGCGGAAGGCAATCCACAACTTAAGGCTTATGCTTTATTGTTATCTGAACTTGAGGATTCCCAAAATGTTAGCTTATATAGCACGTACATTATACAGCCAGACTCTTTAGGCGCAAAATTTACAGAAAAAGAATATTATAAAGTTGAACTAAACGAACTCGAACTTGATGAACTCCTGCAAAGAATCGAAAAAAACGAATATGCAGAATCAATCGGGGAGCATTGCCAATATTGCCCTGCACGTGAATTTTGCAAACTCCAAAAGGAAAACGCAACAAAAGGAATTGAAAATATGAATACAGAAATTCAGACAATCGCCAAAAATGAAATTACGACAGAAAACGCAACAAAAGCTTTTGAATTGATTGAAACATATAAACAGGCACGTTCACAAGCGGATAAGTTTTGCGAAATGCTCGAAAATTCTTTAATCGAATACGCAAAATCTACTGGAGATGAAAGGTTTGAACTTAAGCAAGGAGCGGTTAGAAAATCTTACGATTCAAAAGCGGTTGCAGATTACGCACGTACCATTTTCGATTCTGAAGATGAATATTTGACCGCCTTTAAACCACAAATTACCGACCTTATAAAGATGTTTGCAGGTAAACAAGGAATCAAACAAACGGACGCAAGGCGACAATTTGAAAAGGCAATGGAAGAAGGCGAACACGTACAGACAACATATAATAAGCCTAAAATTTCTTTAAAAAAATAATTGACAAAGTTCAAAAACAAACCATTATCATTATTACATTTTTAAACTAAAACAATCAACAAAAAAGGAAAATTATGAATCTAGCAGACGCAATAGACGAATTGACAGCAACGCAAGAAAAGCTTAGAGTTTCGGAGATGGCACAAGAACATCTTGAAAGAGAGCTAGCAAGAATCAATGCGCATAATAGCGACTTAGCGGACAAGTTTAAAGAGTTTCTCGCAAAGGGGAAACTCGATTACGATAGCGTGGAGAACTTCTTGATTGATGTTAGCGTTTGGCATAATATGCTTTACGGCAGAGACGAAGAAGCCGACAATAATTTGTTTGAAATCTTCAAAAGGTACTAATTATGAAAAAGTTTATAATACACGTGCTTTTAGGCAAGGAGGTAAAACGCCTTCTAGCCTTGTTTGAAGATTACAATAATGCAGTTAATAAAACAAGCATACACAAACAAACAAAAAAGAACTTGGAAGCAAAGGCAAGTAAAGTAAGACAGCAATTTATCAAAATGTTTTAACAACGAACAAAAAAGGAACAAAATGAAAGAATCACAGAAACAAGAAGTGCAAAAGAGGATTGAAGAACTTAAGGAAGAATGGGAATTTTGCGACTATCAAATTTCAATAAACGAAGAGCGAAAAAAGGAAATAGAGTCGGAAATCAAAGAACTAACTGAATCGATGGACAACGAAGAATACAACGGAAAGGGTACAAAATAATGAATATAGAACGAGTATTTTACTATTTTGCAATATCGGCAGTTTTGACACTGCCAGTATTGTTTGCAATCGATTTAATCAATTTAGCGATAGAACATTTTATCAAATAATCAAACTGTAAGAAAGGGATTAAAAATGAAAAAAGTAGAACTAGATATTGTAAAACACGTGATTTTGAACGAAGAAACCGACAAGGTTAAAAGCGGTGAAATCATAAACAAAATTGAAGAATTGCAACGACAAGCGGACGAATCCAAAGGCGAAAAAGAACCTACCGTCAAAAAGCAGTTTGTCTTTATTTTAAGCGACCCTCAAGGCAAGTTTGCAGACGATACCGACTATATGGGGTGGGTAGTGCAAATTCCTGAAGATGAAAATCCTGCAACAGCTCTTGAAAAGCTCCACCTTGGCGCAGACGACTTCAATCGCTCCGCAAAAGGCAAGAGACATCCTGTTGATACAGTTGCCGAAGCTTGCGAATTTGGCAGTGCAAAAATCTTCAAAGAGCAGAACCTTTGGATTAAGACAAAAGAACCGGTTTTGGTCGTGAGAACAAACAACAAGCTACCAAACGAATAGTAAGAAAGGAAATAAACAATGCAAGACGCAAAAGAAATATCAAAGAAACTAAAGGCTTACTTTCCTGAGAATGAACTTGAATGGAGAGTACAGCAATCGGGAATGACAAAAAACGGAGAACCTTATGCAATGGTACTTTGTTATGTACAGGCACGTGCGATTGAAAACCGACTTGATGAAGTTGTAGGTTTTGAGAATTGGCAAAATGAGATTCGAGTCGAAGGGGATAACATCATTGCAAAGCTTGGGGTTAGGATTAATGGCGAATGGATATGGAAAGAAAACGGAGCTAGCCAAACAGAAATAGAAGCTTTCAAGGGCGGAATTAGCGGAGCAATTAAGAGGGTTGCAAGTAGTGGTTTCGGCATTGGAAGATATTTGTATGAGTTAGACACAACCTTTGCCGAATGTACCACAATCAAGCAAAAAGGCAAGGAATGGAATCAAGCAAAGACGAAAGACAAGCAAACTTTCTATTGGAAAACTCCGAGCTTGCCACCCGAATTTTTGCCTAAACAAGTATTGACCAAGACAATGGTTGAAACTATCAAGGCGAAATACGACTTGGGAACGATTGAGAAAGCCCTACAATCGATTGGAGACTACAAACTAGAGGAAGTACTCTTGTCAAAGAAAAACGAGCTTGCAACAGCGTTGAAAGGCGTAAAATGAGAGAGTTTATAGTTCATCTGGTTCAAGTTCTTTTGACTGCTATTTTGTTTTTGCTAACAATTCCTTTTGGGATTCTAGCTTTTTGTTCCGAAGCGTCTTTAAAATTCTTAATGGATTCAATGAAGATGGTTGCAGACTTGGATAAAGGGCTGGAAAACAAAGATAAAAAATAGAAAATAAATCTTGAAATTCAGATATTCATAGTTTTATATAGAGACAATGAAAGAGATTACAACAAACAATGAGCTTTTAAAATCAATAGTAAAAGTTTTCAAGAGGGATTTACATCCAGTTGAATTTTGGGACGGATACCGAGCTTTTATTTATGGTGGCGAAAGGCACAAGGTTAAAGGTAGGGCTTGCATTGTCTCTTTTCGTGAAGGCTTAGAACCTCCTGATACCTGGTCTGACAAGCAAAAAGATTACTGGTATGAAGGTATGGCTTACGCTAAACAAGAGAGAGAGGAAATTAGAAAAGAGTTTCCAAAGCCAAGAAGAGATTTTTATCCAGAACAGACAGAAAAACTAAAAGAAATGGGATTTATAAAAAAATGAGAAGGAAAGCAGTATTGGGATTCGACCCAGGAGTGAATGGTGGGCTTGGTGTTATATTTGATGATGGAACATACCAAGCTTATAAATTCGAGAGCATAACAGAATACCTTGAAATTCTCGAAGATTTGCTAGTAGATTTTGAATGCGTTGCGTATGTCGAAGAGCTTACAGGTGTGGTTGCAGGTAGCAAGATTCCTCCTCCAAGTAGCTTTAAGCTTGGCAGGAATCTAGGACAAATAGAGGGCGTTCTAATTGGGCTAAAAATACCCTTAAAATCTATTAGAGCGCAGGTGTGGCAGAAAGGATTGCCGAATGTTGTGAAAGCCAAAGGAAAGGCAAAGAAAGACATTCTAAAAGATTTAGCGCAAAGAATGTTCCCGAAGATTAAAATTACTTTGAAAACAGCAGACGCAATGTTGATTGCAGATTATGGGAAACAAGGGGTGTTCAGATGAGCAAAAAAGAAACAGAGGTTTCCGATGAGGATTTAAATTTGATTAATAAAAAACATTAACAAATAACCCAACGAATAGAAAAATGAAAAATACAAAGAAACAAACAAAAAAATTAACATATCCAAAATCAATCACAATCGCAAACTACCAAAAGCTCGCAATGCGAACCTGCCTGCCGTCTTGTAAGAATAAAGCATACGCCTTGTACGGATTCAAAGCAGAAGTCGGAGAGGTTTTCGGCAAGATTGCGAAAAAGATTCGAGGAGACGAAATTACAAAGAAAGACTTCGTTGAGGAATTAGGAGATTGCTTCTGGTTTTGCGCCTTAGCGTGCGAATTAGAAAAACTTAAGTTTGAAAACGTCTTTAAATGCGAAAAGGCGCAAATTCTTGAAGAGCTATATATGGACATTCTTTTTACTTTTGACACAAAGGGCAATAAAATTTCGTTGATTCCAGAGGGGTACATACAAGCAGTAAAAGCGTTTTGTAAAAAACTCAACATCAAGCCAAGTGATTGTATTCGAGCGAACATTCGCAAGTTAACAAGCCGTTATAATCGCAATATAATTAAAGGGAATGGGGACTATAGATGATAGATGTAATCTTGCTAGGTGTGTGTTTATGTTTTGGTTGGGTATTGCTTGCATTGCCTGTCGGCTACCTCGTTGTAAAAGTATTAACAGCACTGGAAGTTTTAGAAAAAAGAGAAAAGGAAAACAAGAATGAAAAAGTTAAAAATTAAGTTTGTAAAGTTTGAGAACGCTTTGGCGGTTCAAGTCTTAGAGCAGGAGGGGTTGACTTTTCAAAAAGACTTGGGGAATGTTAGAATAATGTGTAGCCCTTCTATTCACGGAGAAGTTTTCTTTCTTCGTGGAGATTTTAAAGAAGATGATTTTAAGATTTCAAGCAAGCTGTTTGAAAACAACAAAAAGCGTGATGATTTTATACTAAAAACTATTAAAAATATTACAACGGAACTTTTTACGCAAAAGACGATATTGGAAAAGGGAACGGTCGTCGAAGTTTCAGACCTTTCAGATTTTAATTGTTCACATAAGCACGTTTTGATTGCCACTTTGCCCGAAGATGTAGATTTTCGGTATATTGTGCGAGTTGAGGGCAGTTGGAAGGGGTGGAAGTATTACAAATATGCTCGCCCACTTTCACGAGAGTTCACGCCTAAGATTGAAAGAAATGGGGATATTATCCTCGCAACTTGGGAAGAAGCTTAACTTATGCAAGAGATAAGCGTTAATTTTTACGAAGCTTTCCGATATTGGAAACGCTACAAGCAAAACGAAATAGGGCTTATTGAATATTGGGAAAGCTTAGATAGGGCAGATGAACTAGGAATGCGGTACATTACCGCTCCTATTGATTTTGTTGATTATATTTACGAACAAAGAGAAAAGAAAGAAATAGAAAGAGATAAACACTAATGGAAAAATTACTAGAACAGATACTAGAAGAAATCAAAAAGACAAACGAATTGTTGTCTAACAAAGAAATCACAACAAACATTCAAGTCAACGCAAACACTGGAGACACAAAGCCATCTAAAAGCTATTCTAATACCCCTAAAGGCGAAGAAGAAGTGCTTGGAGGTGTAGTTGCCTATCCCGAAGTAAAACAAGGCAAGAAAGCCGAATTTATGACTTTCAAACTTTGCAATACAGAAAAGGGAGATGTCCAGTGCAAGTCTTTTGATAAGGGTTTGTTTGAAAAAGTTGAAAGAGACGCAAAAATTATTGTCAAAGGTTTCTTCCAAGAGTACAAGGGCTATTCATCTTTTGTTGTTAATGATGTAATGGCGACAGAACCAACAGAACAAGCCGAACAGCCAACAGAAGAAGATTCTGACGATGTTCCATTTTAAGCCGTATGGAAGAGGAAACTAAACAGAAAAACCCATCAGACTATATCCCAGTAGGCGACAACTTTAAGCCTACTAGGTATGGTCGGAAATCGGGAAGAAAGCGAAAGCCAAAGAGCAAACATAGGGTTCATACAGGATTCTCAATTTCAAGGGAATCTTTAGAATTTTTGAAAAAAAATATCGTTAAATCCAAGTGGAGTATTTTTATTGATAGCTTAATTCAGAACTGGATATTGTTGTCAAAAAAGAACTTACAAGGATAAAATATTTTTTTGAAAAATTTTGTTTTTTTATTTGACATAGGCATAAAAAATGTTCAATGTAGTTTTCATAAAATCAAAAAAGCGACATTGAGTAGTGTCTGTTGCTTTTAACAAAAAGATAAATATTTCAAAAAAAGATAGAATCTTTTTTATACCACCTAAGACACTACTAGGTGGTATTTTTTTTGATTAACAAAACTAGAAAGAAAAGGAATATGAAAAAGTTAAAGATTAAGTTTGTTAAATTTGAGAATGCACTTGCTATGCAGGTGCTAGAACAAGAAGGCTTGCCTGAATCAAAAGATACAGGCTTTGTAAAAATTAGTAATTATCCCTTGATGACTGCATCTTTTATACGCCTTAGAGGGAGCGATAAAATGCACGATAACCGAATCTCATCTATAAAGTTTTTGAGTGGCCAGGTTAGAGATGAATACTTGAGCATTGTGATTAACAATATTTCTGAAGAGTTTTTCTCTGGGGAAAGAGACGAGATAAAGGTAGGGGATATAATTGAAGTTTCTTTTACCGAAAACTTTGATAAACCTATTATTCAAGGAAAAGCGATAGCGGTTTTGCCTGATAAGTTTGATTATCGATATTTAATTGGTTGTGAGGGTGTGTATGATAGAGCGTGGGAAGCTTATAGATATGCACGCCTAATATCTCCAGTGAAACCTACGATTGAAAAGGAAGGTGATACAATAATCGCAACTTGGGAAGAGAAAAGGGGGGAATAATAATGGAAGAATCTTTGAAAGTAATGTTTATAATAGTAGTTATGCTTTGGGCAATTTGTGCAGGGTTTACAAATCTCGCTAAGGCAATTAAAGATATAAAAGTGAACATTGTCGTACTCAACAACGAAAACGCAAACGTTAAAATAATAAAAAAAGACGAAGGAGAAGAATAATGGAAGACGAAATAGAAAATTTTATTTGTGAACGGTTAAGAATCCCGTTAAAATATGTGGCGATAGACAAGAGCGGAGGTGTTTTCGCTTTTTCAAAAAGACCTAAAATTGAGGGAAGTATGTGGATAGTCAATAACGACGAACATATCGAAGCGTGCCTCTGCTACATCAAGGACACAAAAAACTGGCAAGAATCCTTGCGTGAGATTAAAGACGGTAAGCTTATAAAAGTTGAAGGAGAAGAATGAATGAGCTACATTTATTTGCAGGAGCAGGGGGGGGTATCCTCGGCGGACAAATTCTCGGACATACCTGTGTCTGTGCTGTCGAAATCAACGAATACGCACGAAATGTACTTCTACAGAGACAGCGAGATGGACTACTCCCAAGATTCCCAATCTGGGATGATGTCTGCACCTTTGACGGACGAGACTGGCGAGGACGAGTTGATGTTGTTTGCGGTGGATTCCCTTGTACCGACATCGCATCCTGCGGAAAAGGCGCAGGAATCGAGGGTAAAGAATCTTCGCTATGGCGTGAAATGGCTCGAATCATTGGTGAAGTACGACCCAAGTACGCATTCATTGAGAACTCCCCAATGCTTACTGTTCGAGGACTCGACAGAGTTTTGTGCGACCTTACCGAGATGGGGTATGATACGCGGTGGTGCGTTATGGGTAGCCGAGATTTCGGAAAAACAAATCGAGACAGAATATGGATATTGGGGAAGTCCAACGGCTACGGCTTGGAAGGATTTGACGTTTACGAAAGCCCAATGCTTGAAAAGCAAATTCGGAGCGCAACAAAGCAGGTTTACGACACAATATCTAAAGTTAACAGGAGACTTCCCAAGTCCATTGATGTCCGAATGGTTGATGGATTTCCCGATTGGATGGACAGATTTAGAGCCGCTGGAATGGCACAAAATCCGTTCGTGGCAGCACGAGCATTCACACTACTTATGGGAAGCGAAATCAAAGGCGGCAAGTTAGTAGAAGGAGAAGAATAATGGCGGACAAAGAAAAAAACAAACAGATAAAACGATTTATTAACAAAAATTAGAAAAGGAAACAACTATGATAGACGAACAAACGCTAAAGAGCGACAAAACATTCAGTAGAATTAAATGGTATAACAACACGAAGTATGAGGTAGATGGAGTTATCCACGATAGATATATAAGGCTAGGCTCATTTTCTATTAGCTATAGAGGATTCGATTCCGATTGGAGTCAACACATATTTGTACTTGCTCACAAAGGCAACGAAATACTTAAAATTTCCAGTTGGAAAGACAACCAAGAAAGAGAATATATTTGGGGTATTTTTATTTCAGAATTGTTTGAACTAAAAAACAGCAATGATTTAAGAAGCAAATCAGTAGAAGAAGCATTGGAACTACTTTCCAAACACATCGAACAACAACCACAAAAATAACAAACAACAAAACGAAAGGAACATAAAATGAATTTTAACTATTTTTTGGCAATCTCTGCAAGAGTAAATGTAAACGGAAAATTTAGATATTTTCTTGGGTTGGTGCAAGAGCAAAACAAGAAATTCACAATGAAGATTCTTGAAAAAGACGAATACCTTTTTGCAATCAAATATTCTATGTCTAGCGTGCGAAGATACCATATATGTGCCTTGCCATCTAAAAAGGCTGTAAAAGACTTTAGACAGGCTTTAAATGAGTATTTTAAAACTAGTAAATCTCTTGTTGGATTCTTGATGTACGAAATGGGAATCCAGTTCCCTGATGTAGATATTAAAAACATAGACAGGTTTGAATATCTAATTGGCGAAGTATCAAAATAATAACTATGGAAAAAAATAGCTATGGAACACTCTTTTAACATATTTTTAGCAAAGGAAGTTGGCATTAATGGAGCAGTTATTCTCAAGCACCTATTTTATTGGGTTCAAAAGAATAAAGCCAACGACAAACATTTCCACGATGGCAGGTACTGGACTTATTCGTCTTGCAAAGCTTTTACAGAGATTTTCCCATATCTATCAGAAAGGCAAATTCGTTCTGCGTTAAAGCTTTTAGAGGAAAAAGGATATATCGTTAGTGGCAATTACAACGACACTCAGTATGACCACACAACTTGGTATTCTTTGACCGAAAAATGCGATTTTACAAAATGTCAAATCGATTTTACAAAATGTCAAATCGAAACTACAAAATGTAAGACCAATACCATATATAACACAGATATAAATATAGAAAAAGAAAACTATATAAAAGAAAAAGAAGATTTTGAGAGAGTAGAACCAATCGAAGAAGAAACACCAAAGCTAACTCAAAAGCAAACCTTGGAACAAGCGGAAGAGATTTATCAACTCTATCCAAAGAAGGTAGGCAAAGCAGGAGCAATAAACGCAATCGCCAAAGCAATCAAGAGTGGCAAGAGCGTTGAATACCTCAAAATCAAAACTTCCCTCTATGCAGAAAAGTCATCTTGGAAAGAAAGGCAATATATCCCTCATCCGCAAACTTGGTTCAATCAAGCTAGATATGATGATGACCCAAGAGAATGGGAAAACCCAAGAGCAACCGCAACTTTCCGAAATGGAAAAACGCAATCGCAAGGAACTTTCAACAAGATTTTGGAAGAAGCAGAAAGGGTAAACCCAATAGACGATGATGATAATCCATTCAAATAGTGTCTAAAACCAATTCTTTTAGCCCTAGAATCGATTTTAAATCAAAATACAATAAAAGTATCACGCAAACAATAAAAACTCAAAATAAAGGAAATTTAAAAATGAAAATAGAAAACAACTTTGGCAGTCCATATTTTTTGAAAGGTTATAGAAGTTTTGTGCTTGGCGGTCGAGTATGGAGAAAAGATAGCGTTTCTCGCAACAAGACCGAAGTTTTGGATAAATCCATTGACCCTTTTGACCACTTAAGCGAAAAACAAAAGAAAGAGTGGAGAGATGGCATTGAATACGCAAAGCAAGAAAGAGAAGAGTGTAGAACTCTAACGCAAAGCCAATATGGGTGTTTGCACTATCAAGGGAAACCTTTGCTTGTCTATTGCAAAAAGCACAACATCAACTACAATTCCGTTTACAATATGCTAAAATCCAAAGGGGTAAATACAACGATTGAAGAATGTGTAAAATTTTACTTGCAAAAGAAAGAACAATGTGCATAGTTGCAAACATAATTGAAAGGAAAATATGGAAATAATTGAACCATCAGTAAAACTTGTAGCTATGTCGTATCCAGTAATCCCGACATTGCACAACTTGGAATCTATCATTGAGCTAGCAGGCAGAACTTGCTATGCTAGCCAAGATAAAATCACAGACGACAGTTGCCTAAACTTCTGCGACAAGATTGTAAACATCAACCACCACGAATCAATAGCAGAACATTCTAGCGCAACTTTTAGCATTGTTTGCTCAAGGGCTGTTATGGCTGAAATAACAAGGCACAGATTGGCAAGCTATTCTATCCAATCTCAACGCTATGTCAACTACAACAAGAAAGGTTTGAGATTCATCAAACCGTCTTGGCTTTCCGATGACGAACCAAGCAAAATGTGGATAAAACACAAACAAGACGTTGAAATGCTTTACAACAAATACCTAGAACTTGGTTGGAAACCCGAACAAGCTAGAGATGACTTGCCAAATTGCACCGCAACTGAAATTGTGATGACAGCAAACTTGAGAGAATGGAAACATTTCCTCAAGCTCAGAACAGCCCCTTCCGCATATTCTGAAATGCGAGTTGTTGCGAATATGATAAAGGAAAAACTAAACAAGCTTTCTCCAACTCTTTTTAAACTATAACCAAAAACAAACAAACCAAACAAAACTATGATTGACTATGCAAACCTTATAAACCAATTCAAAGACGCACCAAAAGCTACCCATTGCCTTTTGTGTGGAAAACCACTAACAGATAATTCTGTTTTCTACATCAACGGAGAGGGCTTTTGCAATGCAACGTGCCAAAAAGAATACGAAACCGTATATCTCAACAAAGACAAAATCCAAGAGGTATTGTACAACACAATCCCCCCGCTATACAGAAACACAGATATAGAAAAGCTCCCGAATCCTACCAAGATAAAGGAAATATTAAAATGGGAAATGAAGCCTTGTGGTTTATTCCTTTGGGGTGATAGCGGAGCAGGCAAAACAAGAACAGCCCTAGAACTTGTAAAAATGCTCGTTAAACGCCATTTGTTTGGCTTGGAAGATAGAACACTCAAGGTGTTCTTGTCGGGTTCTCTAAGAAGTGAATTTGAGCAATCGTACGCAAACCATAAATCTCAAAAATTCTTAGATGACGTGAAGAATGCTAGCCTACTAATGATTGATGATTTCGGGAAAGACAAGTTCACAGAAGCATACGAATCTATGATTTTTAACGTGATTGATTATAGAGTTAGCTATGGATTGCCTACAATCATCACAACAAATTTTGTAAAAGATGAATTAAAGAGAAAATTTACTTGCGAAGAAAACTATAATCCTTTTACTAGGAGAATAGCAGAATTTTTCAAAATGTACAAACTAACAAAATAAGAAAGGAAATTTATGATAGAACTAGATTTTTTATTGAGTTTACTGGATTATATCGAATGGGACTATGATTTTTTTGATATTAAGAACTTTTATTTTGACCGCAGTGTAAAAATTGGCGAACATACGCTACAACAAAGTGGTTATAGCGATTTCGATGGAGGAGGTTCTTCAACGATAGAACTAACCAAAAACGGAAAAACTTTTACCATTAGATTCCTAGACAAAGGAGCAAGAAAAGCATTGGTTGATTTTATAAAAGCTATATACTCCGACAAAAATCTATCTGAATTTTTAGAGCTATTATCAGAACGTGTAATCGTTGACAAAGACAAGCTAGAAACGTTTTGGAAAACATACAGATTTTCTAAAACAATGAATTTTACAGAAGAAGAATTAGACTTAATCCGCAACCTTTGTATTTTTGCAGTAGAAGATAAAATTACGGAAAAAGAAGAAAAAATAGCGAGGTTGCAAGGAATCATTCAAAAAATTAACAAAGCTTTAACAAAGGAAAACAAATGAAAAAAGAACTAAAACAAAAACTAATTGATATAGCTAAAAACAGCTCCTGTTTTGAAGAACTCAAATATATTGCTGTTGATTCAGATGGAGGGGTTTATGGCTATGATGAAAAACCACATAAGTCAAAAATAAATGGTCGTTGGATTATTGCCCCAAATGCTAGAGCTTTTCCTTTAGAAACATTAGATTGTCGTATTTGGGAACAATCTCTCGTTTGCCTAACAGATAAGGAAAACAAATGAAAAAAGAATACAATAGAGTAGAACACCCATCGTATTACAACAATACTTTGCCAGTAGAAGTTATAGAGATTTGCAAACACTATAATTTCACATTAGGCAACGTGATAAAATACGTTTTGAGGGCAGGGCTAAAAACAGAGCAAGGTATGTCTATCCAAGATAAAAAGATAGAGGATTTGAAAAAAGCTCGTTGGTATTTAGATTACGAAATCCAAACGCTAGAAGAAAACAAAAAAAGCAACCGAAAGAATATTTAAATACAAAGGATAAAATACTTGACAACAAACATTAGATAGCCTTTTATCGCATACAAGAGGACTTTCGAGTTCTTCTTTTGTTTGTACCTTGGTTTTGGGAGTTTCCTGTTGCGCAACGTTTAAAGCTCCCCCATTTTTTGGCTAGGGAATCTCAGTCGGTCGGTAGTTTCGGTGTATGTCGGGGCTACCGATTTTTTTTGAGTATTTTTAGGTATAAAACTCCCCACTTATACAATGTTTTCTTACAACTGTACGATATCTGCGTACACTTAGCCCCAAGCTTAGACAAAAAAACACCGCCTAGGCGAAAGGAACAAAACCTAAGCGGTGCAAACTAACCAATATTAACAAAAATAAGTCTATGAAAAACTATGCCCTATAACTTGTACCAATTTCTTTTTATTGTCAAGTCTTTTTTTATTAAATCCCGAAAATTTTTATAATTTCCTTAACTCCCAACGTAGTACCCGATGAAATCATAGCTACAATCATCGAAATCTTCCAACAAAGAGCCTTTACTTCCTTTATCTCTAACCGAATATCTTTCATCTCTTTCTTTAATTCGATTATTTGCTCTCTGCTATCCTTGCTCTGTTGAGTGTTTGTACTCAACGCAACAACAAGCTTATTTACGTTCTCTGAAAGCATTTTAACGTCAGATTTTACTTCCCTAACATCTCCTTTGAGATTATCCAACGTTCCTTCCACCTTTGCCAATTCAACCTCAGGGCTATCCATTGCCTATCGTCTCTCTATTTCCAATTCAAGCTCGTTAATGGTCTTTAAAGCGTCTCTGCACCATTCGGGGCTATGTTGCCTTGCGTTTTCAAAATCAGGTCGTTCTATAAGCCTTTTTGCGTTATTTAAGCGTACTTCTACACAGCTAGTTAGTATGCAACACAAAACGGAAAGAATTAAAACCTTCGTCCAAAATGTTTCAATCCTTTTCGCAATCATTCCCAACTCCAAAATCTATCGCATTGTCAACCATTTTGTCTTTTTGGTCTTTTCGCTCAATAGCGTCTGCAATCTTAGCTTTCTCCCTTATCACTAACACTTCTTTTATTATTCGCTCTATTTGTGGGAAAGCTTGGAATAGGGAAACCAAAAGCCTAATGATTACAGACACCATAGCAAAAAATTATGCACCAAAGAATGACTTTATAATATGCACAATGCCGTCAATCCAATTTGTAGAACCTTGCAAAATGCCACCAACGACAACCAAAGCACCGCCAATGAGCATTCCCTTTGCGCTAAGAAAAGCACCTACAGATTCTTTCCAACCTTTAGGTTCTGTCTTTACTTCTTCTACAACAACTTTTTCGTCTGCCATATCGTTTTCTCCTGTTTAGGTTATTATCTAAAATTTCCTAGTTTCATCGCACAATATGCGTCAACATAGGCTTCGTTCTTATCTGTCAAAAGAGTTTCCCAATGTTCTTTTACACCTTTATCTTCCTTGTAAGCTGAGAATCTCTTAACTACTGAAACATACTTGTTGTAAAGCTGTACTCCTGTCAAATTGCTTTTTCTAATAGCCAACAAATATGATTCAAAATTCGCAACAATATTCTTTTCGGATACAAACAATTCTACCGATTCAACGTCCGAATGTGCAACACAAGCTCTAATAATCCAACCTTCCGAAATCTTAACACCTTCTACTTCAAAACCTGCATTCTTCATTTCATCAAAGAATACCTTAGATTCAATCATAGCGTCAAATGTAGCTCTGCTATCATTGATAACAACATCTTGCAATGTCCCCTTGTCAAATGGAATATTTACAGCCTTGCGAACTACCCAAAGGAAATGCCCTTTGTTTTTCTGTTCGATTACCCATTTGTGATAATCCAAAGTGTTTTCTACAGCCCATTCCGCTACCGTCTTAACTTCGTTCATAGTGGCTGTTTTTTCAACACTCGCCATAAAATCATCGCCATCTACAACATTCGATTCTACGCAAGCTACAAAAGCTTTCTTTTGTGCGTCTGTAATGTCGTACGCAAAAGTTGATGTCGCGATTAACGCAGTTGCCAACAATGCCAATATATGTTTCATTTTTGTAATTCTCCTATCTGTGTGTATTTTTGTAATTTTCTAATTCTTTTAAAAATTCTTCTAACTCTAGCTTCCCACTCTTTACAAGCTCTTGTTTATAGCCAAAATATGTTTCTTCGTCTATTTCGTTATTTCGGTATATTTTGTATGCCTGCGGAAAGTCAAGTCTTATTTTCAATAATTTTTTCAATCTCAAAGAATTTGCGTCCAAATCCTCTTCATTGTCTTGTGGAATGAAAAAAGGAATGTCTATTATCTTTGGGATTTTAACATTGCTTTCTTCTGCGCTTGTAAAGCCAACAAGGGCTACCATAGCCACTACAAAACCTAATATCTTTTTCATATTATTATTGCCTTTCTAAATGCCATACCCCTTGCGATTTTGCGTTTATGATTCGCCAAAATGGTTTATTGTCTCCAGTCTTTTCAAACTCTATCGGGGTACATCTCAAATAAACTTGGCTTTCTTGGTATTCGCTATTGTACGATTTAAACAAAGTCTTTATATCTGTACCGCCAGTTGTTGCACCTTCTAAGTTAGGTTCGATAACAATACCGCCAATTCTAGGTGTAGAACTACCGCTAACCCTTTGTGCGTGTTCGTATATATTCCTAGCATTTACCGCATTGTATTCAAACAATATCCAACGTCTGCCATCTCCGTATTCTGCACAAGTATAGTATATCTTTGCATTAATGTCAGACGCAGGATTCGTTTCGTAGTTATCGTTCATCAAAGCACCTCTCTGTGTGGATACCCAATAAACTAAACCATTGTTTGAACTATATTGTGGGTCTGTCGATAGAATCTTAAACTCTACATCGCTCCAATAGTCCATTCCAACACTATCATCTATGTAAGTGTATGTAGTAGTGTATGGAGTTCCGTCTCCGTTTAAAGCTGAGCGGAGATTGCTTGCAAAATAAGATTCTACTTGGTCTTGGAAAATAGGTATAGAACCTACACTTGTAGCTGTCTGCCCTGTAAAAGCATTATATAAAGACGCAATTTCCGAATCCCTAGTACCTACAATGTTGCCTGTAATTGTAGCGTCTCTACCTTGCCCCGAAGCGTCTAGCACTTTGCCGTTCAAAGTATAATCGCAAAACGAAATAAAGGCTTTTTGAGACGCTGTTGTACTATGCAAACTAGGCGATTCATCTCTTCCTGCTGTATAATCTTGAAAAGTGTATGGCGCATTGACATCAGACATATCAAAATTGAATTGCTTTACCCTAGACAAACGATTGCTTGTTGTTGTGCTAGAACCAATCCTAAAGAAAGTTGTTTGCAAGAAAGAATTGCTCCAAGAGTTGCTTTTAACTAAAACTCCGTCTTTGTAAAATTTGTAGCCTGTAGTTGTTGCTATAAAAACGCAAGCGTGTTCTTTGCCATCAAAGAAATTAGAGTCTAGGGTTTCTTCCCAAGCTGTTGCGTTTGGCGAAAAGCGAGCATACAAAACAAGCTGACTGCTTGTTGTCATTGTTGCCCTAAGCGTAATACCTGTCGTTGTAGCAACCGATGAAACTCCGCCAATATTAAAAATTGTAGGAGCTGTTTGTTCGGGTGTGGTTGATGATAAATATCTTGTTGTAAAGCAAATTGAAGTAGGGAATCCTTGCGTGTAATTCGCTGTGTCTGCATAACCATTATCAAAATACAAACTACCCCTTCCTTGCTTGTCTTTCTTGAAATCGCTAATATCAATATATGGGGTATTGATTGTGATTGTCTTTGTTGTTTGAACAACCTTTGCAGACGGAGAAGTGTCGAAGTTTATCTGAAACTTGTACAAATCATCTTCAAAAACAAAGCCGTTTGCTTGTTTAAGTTGAAGTGCTGTCGGTCGAACTAAAACATTGTCATCATCAACCATTACAGTATAGCTACTGTCCGCTTGCGAGAATCCACAAGAGCATAAAAAAACAAAACTTGCCAATATGTTAAAAATCTTTTTTCCCATTTTTATCTCCTACTTCTGTGTCTTTCATACTAACTAGTTTGTCTTATAGTCAAGTATTTTTTTATAAAGTTTTCTATTTCAAGTTCCATAAAACTTGAGATTTTGAATTGATTGTACGCCAAATAGGTTTGTTGCCACTAGTCTTTTCGTAGTTCAATGGAGTGCTTTTCAAGAATACTTGAGATTGCATTTCATTGTCATTGAATATATCATCAATGCTTGTGCCGCCTACTGTGTTTCCGCTCACGTTTGGTTCAATCATAACGCTACAAATTCTAGGTGATTGTACACCTGTAATCTTCTGTGCGTGTTCGTAAATGTTTCTAGCGTCAACTGAATTATACTCAAACAATATCCAACTTTCACCAGTGCCATAATCCGCACAAGTATAATAGATTTTAGCGTTTAAATCCGTTGCTGTGTTCGTTTCATATCCACCGCCTGTTAAAACCCCTCTCTGCGTAGATACCCAATATTCCAACGTTCCATTTTGTGATAGAATTTGGAAGTCAACATCACTCCAATAATCAGAAACAATGCTATCGTCTGAATATGTATATGTTGCAGTATAAGCTGTCCCATCTCCGTTTAAGGCAGAACGCAAGCTACTCAAAAAATAAGAATCAATTTCAGTGCTAGGCAATGATACTGGAGTTATGCCAGTAGCTGTCTGCCCAGTGAAAGCCTTATACAAAGACGCAACTTCAGTGTCTGTTGAGCCTGCAACATTACCACTTGTTGGAAGGTTTATACCATTGCCAGACAGGTCTATGGTTCGTTTGTTTAAAGTGTATGGGGCTAAAACATAAATAGCCCTTTGGCTTGCATTTATGTTTAACAAGCTTGGCGGAATATCAACACCATTATTGTAATCATTAATAGTGTAAGGAACGCTCGAATCACGCACGTTGAAATTGAAAGCACAGACATCACGAACATAGCCCTTCATCGTATTATTCGACATATTTTGAGGTGCTCCAATGAATATAGGCTCTGTTGCATAATGCGATGTCATTGTATTCCAATTTGGAGTGATTCTTGCGTCTGTTCCATTGGTTCTTTTTGCGATGTTGCCGTCAACATACAAAGTCAAATAAGTGCCGTCATAGCTAAGTTCGATTGTGTGATATTTAGCGTCTGTTATGTTTGGCATCGCAATCTCAATGTATGTAGTTGAACCATCTCCACGAAAAGAAAATAATCGCCAAACATTTGTCGCTAGCGTTTGCAAGAAAAGCATAAAACCACGCTTACCAGTGTTGTAGTCCGCTGTATTAATTGAAAAACGACCAGTAGTATCCATCATTTTTACTCTTGCCAAAACGGAAAACGGCATTGTTAAGTCAAGTTGAGAATATACTACACCTGTCGGTACGGTTTGTCGTCCAACATCAAAACACAATTCGCCTTTGTTAATCTTTTCTTGTTGTATATCGCTAATATTTATCTTTGGAATATTTATCGCTAGCGTTTTGTTCTTTGTCTCAAGAGACGCTGTTGGTGTTGTGTCAAATAATATTTGGTATTTCTTATCGTCTCCAACAACAATTCCATTTGACTCTCTCAGTTCTTGTGTGTTAGGTTCAAGCAACACATTATCTTCATCTACAACAACAGTAGAACGGCTTGTAGGAGCTACAAACGCAACTCCCAACAAACCACACAACATTAACAAAATACTAGCAAATATCTTATTCATCAAAAACTTCTCCGTTTTTACTTATTGAAAGTGCTGGATTGCTTTCTGTTCCGCCAATTAACAACTTGTGCCACAAACCAGTTGTCTCATTCAAGATATACAATGTTTGGTCTCTTCCTGTCCTATAATTTGAAGTGCCATAAAAATCTTCAGGAACTTTTGGCAACATATCTGTAGAATATTCCCATTCTAGTTCTTGCTCGCTAGAGGACACTGTGGAAACCGCCAAGGTAGGATTGCCATCTTCCCCCGACACAATAACCTTATAGAACAATCCATTCTCTGCTCTTATAAGCTCAAGAACATAGTTTGTTGTTATCCTAAAGTTTTGGTTTGCCATAATTAGAATCCAATAACAATGAGACCGCCCCAAGTTCCGTTAAAAGAACGGCTAATAGACAATGTATGGCTACCCACCGAAATGTGCTTATATCTAAATACTGTTATATTATTATAACCTCCGCCATCACCGCCAGAAGCAACATAGTCTCCGTCTTTAACATTTGTTCCTATTAATTCTTCGTCATCTAGTGTTAAACGAATATCTGCATTTCTATCTCCACTATATCCGCCAATCCAACCGATGATTAAACAGTTTCTATCTATAGACAAATTCAAATTGGAAATTGTGATAGCGTTATTTTCGGGAGTGTCCGCATACCCCAAAACCCCAATGGTCTGTGGGACTTCTCCTGCGATTTTCCAAGACGAAGTATTAGGTTCTGACAAATTGTTGTCTATCAAGCTAACATAAGGTTTTTTATCTACATCATTTCCGCTAGGATACCAAACAATAGCTCCTTTTGGATAACCACCAACAGCGGTTGCCCAATCTGAATTATATTCATTTATATTATATCCACACTGAGAGTTAAAAATAGAGTTAGATAGAACATTGAAAATGCCGTTAAAATCTAATCCGCTTGGTGGCTTACCGCCCGAACCAACTGGAAGTGTTGTAATGCTTGGGAATCCGCCATTCCAAGATGCTTCGTTTACTCTTCCACCGCTCGCATTTAATGGTATTGCGTTTACCAAGCTAGAATTTTGATTGCCAAAAGGTGCTAAAACCTTTTTTGTTGCGTCCGTATTAAATTGCTCTGAACTTGCCATAATTATTCCTACAATGTGTAAAATGTTCCCAATCCCTGTGCGATTGCGTCAGGGTCTAATGAGTTTTCATTATCCCCCCAAGTACCAATTTCATTTTCCTCAAAACCAAAAGTGTTTTCATCTATAATGCTTACCCCATAGTTCATAAAAACTCCCATTGGTCTTGGGCTAAATGCGTCATAAGTTATGATTGTCAAATCTGTATCGTTTGGAACAAATCCAAAAACGATACTCATTGTCATATCAAAGTTATCTTGAATGTAAACTTCTTTATTTGGAAAAAGTTTCTTCAAGAAAATATTAATATCGTTAATGCTTCCATTTGAATGCAACAAGAAAAGCTTAGCAAATAAAGCCTTTCTGTATTCATTGTCTCCTAGTTGCAATGGAGCATATTTTGCTGTCGGTGGATTCGTCTCAATCTTCAATCTAGGAGTTCTACCGCCCAACCAAATGCTATGCCAAGTATTGTTGTTAGGATTAAAAAGCCTTAGCGTGCTTTCTGTGTCAACGATATAGTTTTGCGGTGCTATGTTTGGTCTAGGTGCGCCCAAAATCTTTCCCCAAACGTTTAAGCCAAAAGTGTTCGCAGTGGATAGATTGAAAACGTCCTTTTCCCAATCTTTAACAAAATCGCAAATGTTTTTGTCATAGAACTTGATTGTTTGATTCATAATTGCATTCAAACGTAATGCGTTTGCATATTGCCATAAAAAGCAATCGCCAATCTGCAAACTACAATCTATCTGCCCTATTTTCATATTAAACAATCGCAACTGTTATATCGTTAATATCTACTGTGCCGATTTCGTTTATAGCAATCGGTACTTCATCTATGCCAAATTCGCTAACACTACCGCCTT